AAGACAGAGGGACATGGTGAGACAAGACCTCTATCGAATGAATCGCATCCTTATGGGGAAGCTAGTGCATACGCATGGGCTTGGGGGAGGGCTTCTCACCCTTGGGGAAACTATTGTCTAAAGGAAACCTATGAAACTAAACCAAGGAAAATTAGCTAGTGGTCTAGTAGAGGAATTGCTAGAGGTCATCTGGAAATATGAGGAATCTCTTTATGTGCCAACCGTGCTTGGTTGCATAGAGTTAGTTAAACAACAAATCATTAGAGAAGCCTATGAAGAAGGAGAAGACGATTAAAAAATACAATGACTAATCATCATAACTGTGATACATTACTTACTCATTCCTAACTATATCCGAAAGGGGAAATCATGAAACCACTCATTTGTGCTGACTGTAAGTGGCACATTCCATCCAAGCAAAGTAGCAGCGTAGCCAACTACGACCGTTGCAAAGCCTCAGAGGTTATCAACCTCGTTACTGGGGAAGCCAAGCACTCCTACTGTGAATCTATGCGTATGTCCAACGGGGACTGTGGCATGGATGCAAAGCTGTTCGAGTTAAACCAAGCAGAAGAGGAGACTCCAAATGGCAACTAAGCTGCAAGACTCTCTTGTTAGAAAGATACAAGAGAACAGAGAACTTAAAGACACCATCAAAGACTTACACACACAAGCTGAGAAAGACAAAGTTTTTCTTAGAGAAGTGCAAGAAGAATCTAATAACCTAGAACTAGCCCTCAAGAAGTGCATCTTGTCTAAGGCTGAACTCAACAACAAGGTTGAGCAGTTGACTGATGACCTAGACAAATACACCGAGCTGTACGCAAGAGCAACCCTTGTTGTTACCGCCCTTGGTGAAGCAGTTTATTTCCTAACTAAGGAGAGCAATCATGGCAAATGATAGAAACGACTTTGCACCAGAGATACGCAACTCTGCTTGGTGGTCAGGCGATAGCCGTATGGCAGCCAATGGGCGCGGTAACGATGCAGTCCTAGAGAAGCTAGGGGTTAAGGATAGACCCGACTTGTCAGAGGTTGAAGTAGTGCAAATGGGTCACGTGATGCAACCCATCATTGGACAACTTGCAAGTGCCAAACTGGGCATCGAATTGAAGGAAGCAGACTATGCGCTCACTCACCCGAAAGAGACTTGGATGCGTTCCCATTTCGACTTCATCTCGACTGACGGGCAAACGCTTGTGGAAGTCAAAAACTACAACGCTGCTGTACGCAACAAGTTCGACACCGAAGCCAACATCATCCCTGCGGCTGATATGGCGCAACTCATCCATGAAGCGGCTTGCCACAATATCAACGACATTGTGCTGGCTGTTCTATTTGGGGGACAAAACTTTGAAGTGTTTAAGTTCACCATCGAGGAAGCTCAGAAAGAGCAGCTCATCAAAGATATGGCGAAGTTCTGGGCGCACGTTGCGTCTAAGCAGTACCCTGAACCTGAGACTACCGAGCAAGCGAAACTAATCTATTCTGTCTCCGCACCCACAAGCATCACCGCACCTCAGTCTCTAGAGCAGATGTGCCAAGCATTGACCTACACCAAAGACCAGCTCAAGAAGTGGGAAGACGAGGAAGAGAAGCTCAAGCTGGAAATACAGAAATTTATGGGGGTCAACAGCGAGTTGGTAACCCTAGACGGACGAGTCCTTGCCACATGGAAGAGTGCAAAAGGCAGCATGAAGTTTGATGCCAAGCTCTTTGAGCAGTCCATGCCAGATGTCTACAAGTCCTATGTTCGGGAAGTAGCTGGCAGCCGTAGATTCTTAGTGAAAGGTTAATCATGTTGCTATTCAAAACAAAACGATTAGAACGCCTAGAGCAAGAAGTAGTCATGCTAGAAGACTTGTTCCACAGCGCGCTTCAACGCATATCCAATTTAGAAGAAGCTCGGTGGGGCTTGAAGGTTGACGGTACACCAAAGGCAAAGCCGGGAAGGAAGGTCAAAGATGAACGCATTTCCTAACGTCCACGACCCTAAGACTGGCTCTATGTCTCACGGCATGAGTCTCAGAGATTACTTTGCAGCCAAGGCTTTGCAAGCAATGATTGCTGAACCATCACTCAAAGCAACGCCAGAAGAGTTTGCTCAAAGGGCTTACATGGTGGCAGAAGCAATGTTGAAAGCGAGGGACTTGTGACCACGCAAGATGTCGCAATATATGTAATGGCTGCATCCTCAGTCATAGAAACATTCCTAACTATTTTGGAGAAATTTACATGAGTAATATCATCCCTGTATCAGACATGACAGTCATGGCTGACAGTATCGTCAAGTCAGGCTTTTATGGCTTTAAGACTAAAGAGCAAGTCATGGCTGTAATGCTTGTAGCCCAAGCAGAAAACAAGCACCCCGCCTCAGTTGTCCAAGAGTACGACATCATTCAAGGCAAGCCAGCCCTGAAGTCTCAAGCTATCCTCGCCCGTTTCCAACTCTCTGGTGGCTCTGTCCAATGGGATGAGCTGACACCGAAGCGTGTCATTGGCACATTCAAGCACCCACAAGGGGGCAGCCTGACGGTGGAATGGACTATCGAGATGGCAAGGCAAGCCGGTATCTACCGCGAGGGTTCAGGATGGTCTAAGTACCCTGAAGATATGCTCAGAGCTAGGGTTATCTCTAGAGCTGTTCGTTCTATCTATCCCGCCTGTATCTTGGGACATTACGCCACAGAAGAGGTCATGGACTTTGATAGCCCTATGCCAAAGCACATGGGCGTTGTAGAAGACGTTAAACAGCCCGTAGAGGTCATAGAAGACACCGGTGGTGACTACTCCCTTATCTTGCCTGACGGTCAAATCTATGCCTCTTTCCATACGCCTGAAGGATGGATTGCAGGATATGGAGAACTTGTAGGCAAAGTTATGGCTTCATCAAAGCTGTCTGATGAGCAGCGTACAGAGAAAGTAGCCAAGTTAGCAGAGGCTAATATGACTGTAACTGAGAAGTTCAGCAGTTTTGACAAAATCAAAATCAGAGCAGAGCTTGCGAATCAAGGGGTAAACCAACACCCAAAGTCACCAGCGTCCCAGTTCGTAGCCGACATGGAAGCCAACGAGAAAATATTTTGAAGCATCTTCAGAATATTGGCTCACTAACTCCAATGGACGCATTAAATAACTATGGCTCATTCAGGCTTGCAGCCCATATCGAATATCTTAGGAAGCAAGGACATCCAATCCTTACAACTATGGTTAAAGAGGGTGGGCGCGAGTATGCCCGATATATCTACCGTTGAAAGGAAAATCATGGAAAACCAAAAGAAACCCCCGTTTGTCCCGCTTGAGATGAAAGGGCGTATGACAAAGAACACCTACAAGAAGCAGGGTTCGTCAGAGCCAGACTGGAAAGGCACATTCATGTACAAGGGTGAAACCATCACCTTTGGTGCATGGGAGAACGATGCTGGCTTTGGACCTTACTACAACATCAAGTTGAACGACCCTAACTGGAACAAACAACAGCAGCAGTACCCTAAAGAAGTAACTGACAAACCGGCTAAGTCTTATCCTAAAGATAGCGACGTGCCATTTTGATGGCTAGTTTCTCTCTCCCATTTCCCCCAAGCGTTAACACCTATTACCGCAACTTTCGAGGTCACATGGTGATGAGCGCCAAGGGAAGGGAGTTTAGAGAAGCTGTGCAAGTATTTGTAATTGAAAACAACATTCCTAAGTTTGGGGACAAAAAATTGAAACTAACACTAATTCTGCGTCCTAGAGACAAGAGAAAAATAGACATCGACAACCGTATCAAAGCGGTACTTGATGCACTAGAACACGCTGGAGTGTTTGACAACGACTTCCAAGTTGACCACATTGAGATGATTCGAGGAGAGCAAATCAAAGGCGGTCTGCTTCATGTAGTCATAGAAGAAATAACCCCCCGGCATCCCGAAGCCGAGTCCCTAGAGGACAGTTAGGAACGTGACGGGGCAGCGTTTCGGGTAGCCCCACTTATTAAACCAACAGGACACACATGGAAACAATCGACATCCCATCAATCGGCACAGTAGAAATACCCCCAGAGAAGAAACACATCTTTGTAGCAACACCAATGTACGGTGGTCAATGCTTTGGTTACTTCACACAAGGCTGTTTACAGCTACAAAAACTAGCCATGAATACTGGCATAGATGTAACCTTCTCTTTCCTCTTTAATGAGTCTCTAATCCAGCGAGGACGCAACCTCTTGGCTAACGCCTTCCTGAAGTCTAAATGCACCCACATGCTCTTCATAGACTCAGACATTCGCTTTATCCCTGAGCAGATATTGCCAATGATTGCTGCCGACAAGGACATCATTTGTGGCATCTATCCTAAGAAAGAGATTAACTGGCAGACAGTACGCAACGCTATGGCTGCCGGTGTGCCTGACAGCGAACTAAAGAACCATACAGGCAACTTTGTTGTGAACCTTGTGAACTATGAGGAAACAGTCACAGTTCCAATTGGTGAACCCTTGGAAATTTGGAATGGCGGCACAGGCTTCATGCTCATCAAGCGCGAGGTCTATGAAGGTTTAGTAGGGAAACTACCTACCTACCTTAACAATGTGATGGACATCCAGAACCCACAGAACGGGGAAAAGATTAACGAATTCTTTGCTACTTGCATAGAAGAGGAATCAGGACTCTTACTCTCTGAGGACTACTACTTCTGTAAGAAGGCTAGAGAGCATGGCTTCAAAGTGTGGGCAGCGCCTTGGGTAGACCTAGCCCATGTCGGCACATACGCCTTTGAAGGTCAGCTTCTCAAGACACCATAAAAGTACAAGTCATGGGCAATTTCGTTAACACCAAACTGGTACTCAACGAACTTGCTCATGTCGCAGTTGTCCTTAAAGTCTTGCTCTGTAAGGTTGCGATAGTAATCTCCGCAGAACGGTGCATCTTGTGGGTTTGTCTTGCGTGTGCCGTGTTCGGCTCTGCCAGTTGTAGCGCAAGAGAAGAAGACCAACCCGCACCCCATCCTCGCCATGTTGTTGAATGTCTTAACCCACTCAGGGTTATGCTCAAAACATTCGCAACTAGCTATCACATCAAAGCTGTTGTCAGGGAAGACCAGCTCCTCACCTTTTGCTACCAAATCAACCCCCGCACCTATGCCAAGGTCAACGCCAAGGTAAGCACAGTTCTTAAAGAATTGACGTATTGAACCATTGAGGTCAAGGCTGCCGACCTCTAGCACTCGTTTGTTAACAAAGTATTGTGGGAGTTTCTCTCTGACAAAGGAGACAAACTCTAACTGTGCAGGGTGACTCAACGGCAACCCCAACGCTTACGGGCTGCTTTGCCTCTCTCACCCTTCCAGTTCTTAGAACGGGCGCAGAAAGACTTGTGGCGAGGTCCTGACTTGGTTGGTGCTTTGAGTTTGCTGCCGGTAGCTTTGTTGTACTTAGCCCGACCTTTAGCAGTCAAGCCACCACCGGCTCGGACAGATAACTTCTCGCCTCTGCCAACAGAAAGATTAGTGCTTTTAGGCATTAGCGTTTTGCCTTTCTCTTAGCGGTCTTTGCAGAGCGCTTAAATGCTTCAGCAGTAGGGTAGCCCTTTTGTCCGGGCTTCTTAGCAGGAAGACCCGCTTTCCTACGCTTGTTGATGTTGTAGTACAGACCTTTTTTAGCTGCCATGATATTGCTCCTCTGTCAGTATCCCCATCTTGTATTTTCCTTCAGGCTTGTAGATTGTCAACTCTTGCTGGCGCATCTCAGGCGCAAAGGAGATGTGCATCCAACGCCCATACTCGTGAATCATTTGGTCAAACTTGATGCCAGCCTCTTTGACTAGTTTGCATAACTCGAAAGGAGTATGACTATTGCTAGAACAATCAATAGCCCAACCATCCATGTGGCTTGATACCTTGCTTCCACCCACAGCGACATTAACATCAGGGAGACGCAACCAAGAATTGACACGTAATGCTCCAGTAACATTTCTGACTGCCTCCAACTGATTAGCAGCCGACTTCATGTTCTCTAGTTGTCTCTCGTCTGGCTGATTGTTAATGTGCATCCGAATAGCTGTCTCGC